TGGGATCTTGAAGCATGACCTCTGACCACACTCTAAGAGATGGCATGATCCATTCTGCTGTGGAAGCACGGCGTGCGGATGACACCAAGATCATGCAAAAGGTCAATGCAGCCAGTCGTGAAGCATTCCTGCAGAAATTTCCCGGACAGCTGGAACACTCACAGCGACTGATTGTGGAAAGACTCATGCACATTCTCAGCAAGCCGCCAGGTGTGGATCTCACTCATCCTGCCACATGGTTGGGCACTCCTGAAGACATTATGAGTCTTTGTCATGCCTTACGCAGCCTGGAACAGGTTCGACAGCACTGGCCTATCAATGAGTCCTCATAATGGCCTATCAGCTACACCAGCAAGACTGTATCTCCTGGATGCAATCACAGCCGGCAGAGTCTGTAGATATTGTGGTCACCAGCCCGCCCTACAATTTTGACATGCCCTATGGCACATACCGGGACGACATCACGGACTACAGATCCTGGACTGCTGCCTGGATTCGTGAAGTAGGTCGCATACTCAAACACACTGGCAGATTCATAATCAACATACAGCCCAGGTTCAGTGCAAGAGAACCCTATCATCACTGGGTTCATCATGCTGCTGAATCTGCAGACCTGTTGTGGTATGGTGAGCGTATATGGCAAAAGAACACCATCAGTGGCTATCGTGGTGCTGCTGGCAGCATGGGCATACCCTCAAAGATATATCTTTGGTATTCAACAGAGTATGTGCAGATGTTCAGCAAAGGTGATATCTATAGACCCACACAGCGTGAACACAGTCTAATCACCATGCCGGAACAGACTGCCTGGGCTCGAGATCACATATGGTCAATAGCACCTGCACGCCAAAAGGATCATCCAGCACAGATGCCTGCTGAACTGGCTCGTCGCTGTCTCAAACTGTTTGCAAGAAAGGGCGATGTTGTTTATGATCCTTTTGCTGGCGCTGGCACTACCATGCTGGTAGCACAACAACTGGGCCTGGACAGTGTAGGCACAGAAATAGATCCTACCTATTGTCAATTGATACACGAAAGGATGGCTCGTGCTTGACCCAGGTGTGCTCATGCGGCGTGCTGTGCGTTGGACCTGTGATCAGAATGGTCTCAAGCCCGACAGTCTCGCACTGTTGGATCACGCCACACAAGAACAGTTTAGAGACTTGAGTCTTGCTGTGGCTGAAGACATGCAGTTCAACCAGCTCAAATACTTTAGACCATTTGAACATCAGTTGAATTTTTTCAACACCATTTCCACACGCCGAGGCATCCTGGCAGCCAACCGAATTGGCAAAACAGTATCAACCTGCTATGAAACTGCCATGCATCTTACAGGGCAATATCCTGCTTGGTGGACCGGACACCGCTTCACCAAACCCATCACTTGCATGGTAGCAGGAGAAGGATGGAGTCAGGTTGCCCTGGTCCTGCAGAATGAACTCCTGGGTGCTCCAGATGTCAAACAGTCAGACAACCTGGGCACAGGTGCTGTTCCCAGATCAGCCATACACCGTGACACCATGCGGTCGGATGGTGCCAACTGTATAGGCGTTGAGATTGCTCATGTGAGTGGTGGCAAATCATACCTGTTGTTTGCCAACTACACACAAGAGGTCAGACAACTACAGGGTTTCAAATTGGACCTGGCAGTGTTTGACGAGCAGCCACCAGATGATTTCTTTTCAGAAATAGTCACTAGAACTGCAACCACACAAGGCATGATCCTGTGCTCGTTCACACCACTCAAAGGACTCAATGGCTTGGTATCAAAATTTTGGAATAAAGAAGAAGGCTACGATTACATTCGTGTGTCTTGGGATGATGTGCCTGAATACGACTTATGGTCGGAACCTTTCCTACTCAACTCAACCCGACAGCAGTTGGAACGCGACTACCTGCCGCACGAACGCGAGGCCAGGATGCAGGGTCGTCCCATCATGGGCAAGGGTGCTGTGTTTCAAATTCGCAACTGGCCAACCTATAAGAGCGGTGATTATATCTTTGCAGAAATGCGCAACATACAGCGTGTGATTGCCTTGGACTTGGGCCTGGTCAATGACAAAACTGTGATCAGTTTGATGTACTGGGATCCATACGAACGGTCTGCCTGGCTGCATAAACAAATAGTGGTTCAAGGAGTGGAAGAAGCTGTGCCCACACAGTACATCAATCATCTCTTACGCCCAGAAGTATACGGCACTCCCATTGTGTTGCCTGCTGATGCCAACACACAAGGCCGTTACACTATGAGTACCACTTCAATCAGAGAACTGTTTGAACAGTACGAACTGAATGTGCATGAACGAGCCATCATGAACCCACCAGATCCACAAGGGCGTGTGACCAATCATAAATCATACGGCATCAACCAAATGCGACAGATGCTGGAAGTGGGATCACTCATGGTAAATGAGAATTGTGTGGACTTCTTGCGTGAAGCACAAAACTACTTTGTGGATCAGCAGGGCCGATTCTCAGACCCAGATGACTGTATTGACTCATGCCGTTATGCTATACTAGCATGTTTACAAGGCATTGCTGAACCCTGGGACAACAAGACACCACAACAGCGCATGGCAGCACAACGCGACAGATATGTTCAGCGTGATGACTCATCCCGACCCAGCTGGAAACGCAGTTATGATCCACAAGGATAATACATGAAAACACTTAGAGAAATTTACACGAACCTGGTTAACACTCACGCAGCCAACACACCAGGTGAAATGGTCACTACATTCAGTGACAAAGGCTCCATGCATTCATACATTGACTATTACGAACGGCATTTTGCACCCCACCGTGAGCATGCGTCAGTGCTGGAAATTGGTGTGATGACTGGCGGCAGTCTGCTGTTGTGGCAAGAGTATTTTGATACAGTGTGGCTCACAGGCATTGACCTGCGCGAGGGCTTCAATTCTGAACTGCCATTTCAGTCAGAAATTGTTGCGAGATTCCACTGGGGTGTGGACTCAACAGATTCAGCTCAAGTGCCTGACCTGCCTGAATATCAGTTTGTGATAGACGACGGAGCACATGATGCTGCCAGTCAGATTGCCACATTTAAAAACTACTGGCAGTTTGTGGCACCTGGAGGCACATACTTTATAGAAGACATTGAAAACGACAGCAGTCTGCAGACTATTACCCAGTTCTTGCTGGGCTGGCAAAAATTTCATCCACACACCACAGACTACTATCGTGGACATGCACACAGACAGGATGATAGAATACTAGCCATCACAAAGGAAATCAAATGAAAAATTATGTAGTATGGACCAATTGCAAAATTACAGAAACCCAACCTCAACACGGCATTGAACCAGCAGGCGCACCTGGCGTGCAAGACAGTTATGATCAGATGTTTCGCTACAGCTTGCTGTCAGCAGAACGCAACCTGCGTGGACGCTGGGAGCCAGTGGTGTTTGATGGCGTGTTTCAGGATCGTGTGAGCATGTTTCAAGCCAACTGGCGCAGGCTGAGTGATCTCTGGCACTCAGAACCCTGCAACATTCTTTATCTAGACTCTGACACTGTGATAGTGAAACCTGTGGAAATATTTGGTCGCTGGCCCGAATACCGACTGTTCAATTGGACCACGCCACCACGCACTGAAAAATTCCCCAACTACTTCAATGCTGCTGTGAGATATCATCCTGCACACATGAGCGAATCAGTATGGCAAATAGGTGAACAAATGGCACAAAACTGGGATCTGTCAATCTGGGATCAGGAACAGATCATATTCAACGAAATGTTTTGGTCACAGGGTTTGACCTGGGAAGATGCACATCACCCTGAGCTGAACTGGCAAGCTGAATCAGGCAGACGCTTGCCAGACCTGGGTGAACACGGGCCATTCAATAACCTGCCGATCAGTCAGGCTCGCATCATTCACTATCACGGTTCACGCAGTCATCACCGTGGTGAGTACCTGGCACAGATGCTGTGTTCTGCGGCAGGCATAATCCCATGACAATAGAACTAGAACCAGCACGCTATGTGATTGCCATTGGAGACCGTGCCACAGTAGTGTGTGACCCACATCGAATAGCATTTGAATACACACTTAGAAGCATGCATGCTGACCATGCAGTGTATGAAATGGATCCAGAAGAAGAACCGATTGTGTGCCAGGTATGTCACTTGGCCTATGTCACGAGTGGCGAACAAAAGACCATACAATAACCACAAAACAACCCAGCCGCTAAATAACACACATAAGGAAAACCCACCGTGCTGGATATAAAAAACATACCTGTTGATGACATCAACCAGAATCGACCACAAAATGCCCGCTTTGTGCGTATGAAAAACCAGATGGATGTGAAGATGGCTTCATATCTACGCTACCTGGGCACAAAGAACGCAGTAAATCGTGCGTCAGACTATCACTACTTGTGCCTGGCAGTTACAGACTCCACAGCACCAGTAAACGGCATAGATTATATTCACCCATCAGTAAAGCCTGTGGTAGACTATGCCACTGCTGTGGTCACCAAGGGCCTGGTGCCCAATGGCGAAATCAACTTTGAGTTTGTGGCTGATTCTGAAGATGATGAACACGCAGCTCGACAGGCCACAGAAATGGTCAGTCATGTGGTGAATGAAATGAATGACCCACACTTTATATTAGAGCGTTGGGTTATGGATTCAGCCATGCACAAAAATGGCATGATGATGATCATGCCTGTGCGTGAACAGATTGTGAGATATGTGGAAACACAAGGCACAGCTGATCAGCTCCGGGCCTTTGAACAACAAGCAGCAGATTCAGGACTCACAGCACTGCGTCAGAGTCGCCGCCGCGCCTCAGTGGACATGGCAAAGGTTGCTGAAGAAGTGCAACAGCTGATGGGCGACCACACACAAGAACAAATGCAAGCTGAAATTGACATGCAGTTGGAAATGATGGTGGATGAAGACGCAGACATGCAGCAACAACAAGCAGAATTGTCAGCAAGTGCTGTGGAAGATCAACAAAGCATCTTAAACACAGCCATTGCACGCCACACCAGTTACACTGCCAAATACAAGCTCACAGGCTACAACATACAAGTGAGATTTCACCCCATTGCACAGCACTACTGGATTTGTGATCCCACTGTGCCTGAAATGAAAGATCAACCTTTCTGTGGCTACTATGATCCCATGAGCATTCAAGAAGCACAAGAACTTTATCCAGACATTGATCTTGAACAGTTTAGAGTGCATGCAGAATACAACATGAACGGTGCGTATCAAGCAGGTTCAGTGTTGAACAATCTGGCCATCCACGCCAGGGATTCAGTGCCTGTTATGGGCATTCCTGTGAGTTCAGCTGCGTCAGCAGATCCAGACAGCCGGCAAGTATCAATTGTTACTGTGTGGAACAAGTACGATATTGATGGTGATGGTGAACTGGAACTGGTAGAACTAATCTATTCAGGCACCTACATCATCTCAGCAAGAGAAGTGGAATTTATCCCTGTGGCCAACATGTGCCCCAAACCCTTGCCTGGCAACTTCTACGGCATGTCAATTGCGGAATCAGTGATTCCCATGCAGGAATACAACACATCAGCTGCTCGTGCAGAAATACAACTGGGCTTGTTAACAGCCACTCCACGCATTGGTGTGAAACCTGACCGTTTAGACTTTGAGATGTTGCAGGATGGTGAATCAGCCATCTTTATCCTGGACTCAAAATTTGATCCTGCCAAAGACATCTATCAACTGCCTCCCCCTTCGGGCAACCTGCAGTTCTTGGAAGTGGCCATGAATCGCATACAGCAAGATACCATGGCCATGGTAGGCATGACCACGCCATCAGATGTGTTTAATCCTGAAGTTATGGCACCTGGCAATTCAGGCATCAAGCTTCAAATGGCTCTTACTCCCAATCAAATCATTCAAGACAACACAGTGCGTAATGCAGCTGATGGCTTGAAGGAAGCCTTGTGGTTGGTCTGGCGTACCCTGATACAGTATGGTGATGACTACGGCGTTAAGAAACTGGCAGCCAAATATCATCCAGACAAAGAACCTGTGTTCCTGGACTATCAAGCCTGGGATGACATGAACTTCTGCGATAGAAAGCACATTCAAATTGAACTGGCCTTGGGCATGCAAAGCCAAGAAAATGCCCTGGGACGCTTGCAGATCATTCAACAGGCACAGACACAACTGTATCAGACCACACAAAGCATGGTGGCTGCAGGCACACTCACACCTGAAGTTTACAAGAAAGTCAAGAAGCCTTTTGCTGACACACTGTATGTGTTGGGAGTTAAAGACTGCGATACCTACTTGCCATCAGATGATGAGATCATGGCCATGATTGAACAAGGTCGAGAAGCTGCCAAAACTCGCGAACCTAGTCCAGAAGACAAGAAACGCCTGGCAGACGCAGGACTGGCACAAGCCAAGACCCAACAGATACAAGCTGAAATGGAAGGCACTGATGCCGAAAGCCAACTGGACTATATGGCCGTGGCTGCAGGCACTCCCAAAGTATACAGCTGATTTGATTTAGAAAGGAAATGACATGATAGAAACAGAAACTGTGGAGAGTTTCAACACAAGGCTCACCGTAGACACCTCCAACATCAGCAGACTCACGCCGTCACAGCGTGATCAGATCAAACACTATGGATCACAAGCAGAAGCCCTGCTGAAAAACAGGGACTTGGCCATGTTTGTGCATCACTACAAGTTTGAAATCACAGACACCCTGGCCAACATTACAGGCCACACAGACCAGGACAACCAAACTAGAGTGGCCCTGGCCAATCACCTCACAGGCATTGATGGTTTTGTTACCAGTCTTAAACGGGCCATCTACCAACGGAACAAAATTACCAAATTTGAACAGCAGCCTGACACCAATAATACGCCGATTTAGCACCAATCTTATAAATAAAGCACATTGGGTAACCAGAAGGCCCCAGTATACAATTCGAGGAAACGCATGATAACAACGATCACGCCTAATGCCCCATCAGGCACGGCCAATGACACAAGTGCTGTAGTTACAGATGATTCAATAGCTGCCAAGATGACCGCAATGAGGGAACAAACCCTGCGTAATCAGATTAGAGCTACATCAGACACAGCAACAGGAACAGATGAATCGGCAGAAACATCAAGCCCTGTGGACCCAGAAGTATCTGGACCAGAAGATGACACTGTCTTGACTGACAGTATGGACGACGCCACTGTTGAGGACCACGCCCAGGATGATCCTGTAAGCGAACCAAACAACAGCTCTGAGGAAGATCTCATAGACTTTATTGAATTTGCGGACTCAAACCCCAATGCAAAATTCAAGTTTACCAGAAATGGTAAAGAAGTTGTGATTGACGCCAAGAAGGCCGCAGCCATACTGGGACAAGGTGGAGCCATCCACGAAGAGGCACGCCAGTTAAAAGTAGAGCGATCTGAGTTTGATGAGTACATCAAAGAAACTCGGGAACGCCAAGAAGGACTAACACTGGCCATGGAGTTTACGGTACAGCCGCAACTGCAAAAAGCCTATGATGAGATTGTGAAAACACAGGGTTATCAAACTGTGTTCCACCAGCAACTTGCCACTGTTCAGGATCCGGGCCAACGCTCAAGGATTCAAGCCAGTATGCAGCAGAATGAACGCTACATACAGCAACAGCAACAGGTTATTGGACAGCTGAAACCAGCTGTGGATCAATTCAGAGACATACGCAGACAGCAGGTATCACAAGTTTTGGATACCAATCGTCGGCAGTTCAAAGACAAGGAGTTGAAAAACGAATATGTCTATAATGAACTGCGTGATAAGATTGCCAAAGTTTGGCCAGACTCCCGGGCAGAATTAGTTCCAGGTATTCCCAACATTGATTTGATTTCGTCAGATGAAAACTTGCTGAGTCTTGTGAGAGATGGTTTGA